TGCCACGGAGCCGGCCGGTGTCCTGCAGCACGCGATCGCGCCCCCGGCCGCGCCCCCGGCGGCGCCGAGCGCGCGCAAGAGCCGCCCAACGCTTTCCATCCGGGCCTGTCTCCGTGCGAAACCGGTCTGCGGCATTTGCGAGGATGGTCTCGCCGGCCGCCCGATGCAGCTCGCGCCAGTCGACGGCGAGCGCCTGCAGCCTGCGCAGCAGCGCGTCGTGACCCTGCAGCTCTGCATGGAAGGTGAACATCAGTATCGGTCCAGCAACTCAGAGGTGAACACCTGAGGGCGCGATGCTGCAGCTACGCCTTTGGATGGCGCGCTGGGTCCCTGGGCCAGCCCTGGGACGTGCGCGCGTCCCGCTGCCACATCTGCCAGCCACTTGAGGGCGTCCCGATAGAGCCTCTCGATGGGTGCATCTTCTTCCTTGGGGACAAACCCTCGACGCGAAAGGAGGAGATAGGCTGCAATTGCTGTAGCATGGGCCACAACCACGCTCGGCACCGGAGCCAGGGGTACTACGTACCGGCCTGCCAAGTAGCTGTCGCAAAGCGACGTGGCCCGCTCGCAGACCGCGGCAACAATCGCCGGGTCGAGCTGCCCCGTGCCGTCATCGGCCGACTGCTCCACCAGCTCGGGAGTGAGCGCCGCTTCGAGGTCTTGCTGTGAAGTGTACATCGCGCCAGACCCGTTCAATCTCGTTCAATTTCGATTCAATGGATGCGGCGAGTACCTGGGCCTAGGCCGAGGCGTCCGGCGCCTTGCGGGGCCGTTTTTGCCCGCCCTTGACCGCGCCCCCGGAATGCGGTGGCGGAGGGCCGTCAGACACCGGCGAGGATGCGGGCCCGCCTGCATAAGCCAGACCCTCCGCCACCAACTTCGCCAGGTCGCCCTCGTCACCCAGCAGCTCGTCCCCTGGCTCATAGAGCCGGCGCCGAAGCTGCAGGCGCGTGGCCGCGCGAATCACGAGATGACCGTTGTGTAGAGGTAGCCCGCGCCGGGCGAGAGGATCTTCGGCACCAGGATGTCCTGGGCCTGCACAACGTTGCTGTTGGTCTGCTCGTCGAAGTAGCGGCGCACCGTGGGGTAGCTGGTCTTGCGCAACGTGTACCCGAACGCTGGAGTCCCGAGGCTGCGCGAGCCAGCGGGCGCAACGACCGCCAAAAGCGCCACCTTCCCCCACACGTCGCTGAAGGCACCGGCTGCGCTCGCGGTCACGTCGCGACCCACGAGCACGCGCTCGACATCGAAGAGCCCCGCCAACATCTGCGCGGTGACCACGGCTGCAGAAGTGTGTTTGATGCGGTCCACTACCACAGGGTGCGACTTGAGCGCCGCGTACACCTTGGCGCCGAGCACGAGCACGTTGGGGTAGCGCCCCACCTTGCTGCGCACGGCCTCCTTGGCGTTCTCCACGTCCGCAAACGGGTTGCTGTCGGCGTGCGCGTAGACGTCCCACCTGTCGTTGCCCGCCAGCGCTGCCGTGTTGCCCGCGTAGTTGGCGCCATTGCTCGCCAGCGCCGCCACCGCGCGCTCGTGGGAGCGCATCAGGATGTAGCTGGCCTGCGCAGTGGCGGCCATCTCCATATCCAACACGCCCGCAGCCTCTTCACCCTCGCGCAGGTCTACCGGCACCTCGACACCATCTTCCGCCATCTGAAATGGGATGGGATCGGCCATGCCGAGGTCCACCCGGGCGAACGAGCCACGGGGGGCGCGGCGGGTGTTGTACGCCTGAAACGCCTCCTTTCCGAATGCGGGTATGAATCCGCCCTCCTTGGGATGCGCGACGATGGGCAGCAGCTCGGCCCCGATGAGATCGGGGTTGGCGTAGCCCTGTGCGAGGGTACTGAGAACCGGGTCCGCTACGCGGCGCTGGGCCAAAGATGCTGCGGGCATTTGTCTTTCCTTCGCCCAACGGGGCGTTCATGTGATGCAGAGAGCGCCCAGATCCGAGCACGGCTACCTGGGAAGAAGCAGCAGCTCCACGATGTCGCCTTCTTGGCCCGCAGCGCTGAGGGCGCGGCCCACCACCGCACCGGAGCTCTTCGTTGCGATCCGCCCATTGGCGACCACCTCAACCTCGGCACCCAGCGCAATTGCGGCACTGGCCTCCACAGGCGCGGAGCCGAGGACGACGGTCGGCACCGCCTCGCCGGCTGCTGCAGCCGGGAACAGCGTTGCCCCAAGGGCAAAGCCGCCCGCGCCGGCATAATTGCCGTCGATGCCCACCATTCGAGCGCGCAAGAGCGCGGCGGCGGAGACTACTGTTCGGGTATATGCGGGCAGATACTGGCTCATGCTCTCTCCGGGTCAACCGTGCAGTCGAATTGCAACGTTCGCGCGCCTGGCTGCGCCGATTAGGCCGCCAACTTCACCGCGGTGGTGTAGTCCACTCTACGCTCCGCCATCAGCGCCAGGGCGCGCCGGTGCAGGGCCATTCGGGCGTCATCCACCTCGAACCCTTCCGGCGCGGCGAAGTCCGAGACAGGCCCCGAGCCCGGGTCAGTCGCCCTGCCCGCAACCTCGCCCGCTGTTGGGGCGACGATGGGCAGCGACTCCACGAACGAGCGAAAAAAGCTCGCCGGGCCCAACTTGTCGTGACTGAAGTCCACCTGTCCTTGCTCGAGCGCCGCCACAAAGTCGGCCACGCCCGACACGGAGGCAGGCGCCAGGCGCCCGGCAGCCACTTGCTTGTCGAGCCAAGCCGCGGCCTCCGCCTTGCGGGCAGCGGTGCGCACCGTCTTCAGCTCGACCTCCAGCGCCGACTGCTTGGCCGCAAACTCGCGCTCCAGTCGGGCGCGCACGTCAGCCTCTATCTGCTCTTCCGTCTTCGGCTCGCCCAAGGCACCCTCCGTAAAGCTCGTTTCGAGGTCCACGCCGCCAGAACCGGCGCCAAATTGAATGGGCACCAGCCCTTCCACCGCCGGGGCAGCGGCCCCCAGCAGCCCAACGTGCTTCAGCTCCCAGCCATTATCACGCTTGCGCAAGCGCACGCTCACGCGCTTGAACTGCCGCCTGCGCACCATCTCGACAACGGCAGGGTGCACGTCCTGAAATTGCGCTATCAGGATGTCGCCCCGCCGAGCCAGCGCCGCCACCCATCCCCATGCGGGGTCATCGTGCGCGGGGTGCCCAAGCACGAGCGGCACCTCGAGCCGGGCGGGCTCGAAGTTGTGGATGATTTGGTCGATATCGCCCGGAGAATAGGTCCCTTGGGGGTACTCGCCCGCTCGGAAAACCTCGAACCACTCGCTCATAGACCCGCCTCTCTGCTCACAGGAGCCAGCACCGGCGGGGCCAGCGCCCCATCGGCAATGAGATCCAAATGCCACCACCACTGCTCCGGCGGGGCCGCTTCGCCCATCGCCGCTCGCACGGCGCGCGCCATGGCCACCCAGCCCGGGGGCAGGGCCGCGAGCGCCGCATCGAAGCGGTCGAGGTCCGGGGTGCGCAGGGCCTCTTCGTGGTCTATTGAGCGAAACCCCATGACGGTGGTGAACGTCTGCAGCGACGGCTCAGCATCGAACAAGGGCCGGCTTGCATAGCGCGGGTTGAATTTGGACCAATCCTCGCTCACAGCTCCTCCACGCCTCGTCGTTGCGAGTCATCCGCCTTGATTCTGCGATAGTCGGCATGGGCGCCCTCGATGCCGGCTTGCGGGTCCCAGACCACCGCAAATCGCTCCGCCGAGCTCGCGTCTTCGCGATAAAATGCCACCTGCCGTCTGCGAGCGCTTTCGTGAAACCAAACCAAGATCGCGTCGGGCTGCTCGATGGTCTCCCGCACCAACCCCTCAAACTCACTCTCCGATAGCTGTAGCGCGGTCCGATCGTTCAACTCTTGCGGCGCCGACGCCCAGGGCGCCTGCAGCGCGAGGTCGATGAGGTGACGGTCTTCGATTCCAGCTTGCTTCAGCCGACCCGCTACTGGCCCCCGCTCAGCACCCAAACGACCGAGCGTCTCCTGCACGAAGGGGCGGGTGAGCGCCTCCGGGTAGCGGGAGAGGTCCGGTTGGTAGAGGGATTTGGCCGGGTTATTGCCGAATCCTGGATCGGGGAGAATCCGAACGGGCACGCCCTCAACGCGCAGCTCGGCGCCGTTGAGCGCGGCGCCATCCTCAACCACGACGCCCTTGCGCTGCACGTCGCGCTCGGACAGCGAAGTGATGCGGCAGCGGCAGCGGTGCCCGTTGGGCGGATACCACTCGTTCCAAAACGGGTCGTCGGCGCGCAGCACCTTGCCGTCGAGCGCGCGGTGCGCGGGCCGGGTGCGAGAATCGTCAATTGCATCGTAGCGCCAATACGGGCGCATTCGCAGCGCCTCTGGCCTCGTTTGCTCTTGCCAGCGGCCCGTGTTGTGCGCGGTTTGAATGGCATTTCTCACGATGGTTTCGAGCGTGAAGGCAGGAAGCGCATCCTCGCCGAGCTGGGCCTGAATCGTGCGCTCGAGCTCCGCGGTGGACTGCCCGGACTCCAGCGCAAGCGCTATGGTCTCCTGCACTCCGCGAATGAGGTCCAGTTTCGTCAGGCGAGACACCGTGAACGCCGCCCACCTCTCCTCGGTGTCGAGCTGCTGCCAATCGTCACGCGACATCGCTACGCGGCGCCGAGCCGCTCGAATGGCCGCCTCAGGAGGCAGAGGCGTCCACGTAACGCCGGGCGGCGGGTCCACAAAGTCCTCGCTCCCTTCTCTGCCGGAAAGCACAAGCCCATTGACACGGGCAGTCACCCTGGCGCGCAAAAGCACGTCCTCGAAAGGGGCGGAATCGAGCGCTCGGTACAGCGCCGCCGCATCGTGCCTTCCGGCGCGGAACCACTGAGCCGTCCGCCTCTTCCAGCTTGATGTTGCAGCTCGGGCTTGTTCGAGTGCGGTGTTGCCCAATTCCCTTGCGGCCGCCTCGTCGGCGTCCTCCGGTCGCGCCAAGTCGTCCGATTCCGCAAATTCTGCCGCCTCGGCCGACTCGTTGCGGGCGGCATCTTGCGCTCCAAGCACTACGGCGCCGTTGGCATCAGGGATTCCCGTGCGCTCGAGCGCCCACGACAAGGGCACCGGGATTCCGGCCTTTCGTGCATCGCCGATGGCCCTAATCCACACACCCGGCACGCGATCCGCCACCAGCTCAACTCGCGGCGTGGCGGCCGTTGCCACGTTGAACTGGGTGACCCAGCTCGCGAGCTCGCGCAAGGTGGCCGCAACCGCTTGCGCATCAGCGTCCGCGAGGTCGCCACGCACGTCGTTGTGGACCTCCGCGGCTGCGTACGACCCCACCTTGCCCACTTCGGCGGTGAGGGTTTGCCCCAGCAGCGCCTTGCTGATCTCGGCGTTGGCAGCAGCGACGAAAGAGCCGTACACATCGCTCGACTGGCTTCCGCTGGCCTGCAACAACTCCAGGCTCGCCCCCTCAGGCACACGAAGCGCCGCGTCTGCGATGGCCCGCTCGAGGGCCTCATCCAGCTTGCGCTCCTCGTCGACAGTGGCCCCGCGCGGCAGTTTGCCCACAATCCAGGGCATGCCGTATCGCTCCGCAAAAATCGCCCACCATTTCCACCCATTGTGCTTGAACAGCCACGGCCAATAGCAGGCCGACAGCGCCGCGACGCCATATGGATTCTCGTGGCTCGCCAGAGACCTACACTGCAGCATGCGATACGGCGGCACCACGTCTCCCGCAAGAGGCGCAGCCTTGGTGAGCACGCGAAGCTCGGCGTCGCCCTCGCCGTAGACGAAGCGCCGTTGCGGGCGGTCGCCGATGGCAACCGGCAACCACTGGCCGCCGTCGCGCCGCCAGGTCACCTCGGCATACGCACGGCCCCACAGCGGCGCATCGAGAAGGCCCACCACCACTTGCGTCATGTCGAGCGCATCGAACACCGCGCGCACCAGCTCCGCCGCCTTGCGATCGGCGCGCCTGTCCCCGCCGGCTCGGACAACGAGCTCGCGCGAGGTCACCGCCGCTTTCCGCTTACCCGCCTCGCACAGCACATGCGAGTCGGCGAGCAGCTCGGTAAAGACCTCCTCGCGTCGCCCCAGCTTTCGCAACACCACGTCCGGATTGGGCAGATAGCCCAGTCCCGCAAACCAATAAGGGTCATTTTTGCGGCCCGCCACGAGGCTCGTCAGGTCCGATGGGTTTGGGCGCATCAGTAGTTCTCCAGAAGCCGCCGGCTCATTCGCCGACTGCCCACGCCAGACAGCTCTGCAGGCATCTCTCGGCGCGCAATTGACCGCCAAGCCGCAGGAACGCTGTCGCGGTGCAACTGCTCTGCAATGGTCGAACTCAGCATCGCAAGCCCGAGGTGGTTGGCCACGTTGCGTTTGAAAGTCTCGATCGTGTTGCCGCGAGCATCCTCTTTGCGCTCCTTCGCAAGCGCCTTCAGGTGCTGGTCGCACAAGTCGAGCACCGCAAGCGCCCGCCCATCGTTGGTGGGCAACACCACGCATGGTGGCTGCGCCACGAACTGAGCAACCAAGTCGTCGAGTGCGGCATCGCGGCCCACCACCGCCCGCTGGAAGACCTGGTCACCATGCGAGTCGCTCACCGACTTCGGCTCCTCGCCGTCGCCGGCGAAGTCCAAGAGCCAGGTGGAGTGTGGCTTGGCGTAGGCAAGGCGACGCGCCTCGGTTCGCAGGGGCTTGGCGTCACACACGCGCGCCACCACGCCGAGCGCCTCATCGAGCGCCTCGATGCGCTCCACCATCACGTCAGAGTCGATCTCCTCGAACCACACATAGCGCATTCGCCCGTCGGGCAGTCGCTCGTGCGCCGCGTAGTGCACGCTATCGCCCGTGTCGATGCCCGAGTAGCGCGGGCGGTCGCCCCGCTCCAGGCGCATCGGGGCCTCGCCTCGGCAACGCTGCAAGACCGCATCCGTGATGGGCTGCAGCTCGCCACC